TTCCGTGATGCCTCCAAAAGGATCAGCGACCTTTGGTTGAACTGGTCTTTTGGTATTGCTCCTTTGGTGAGAGACACGAGCGACATCGCTCGCGCAATCGCCGATTTACAGCAGCGTCACGCTCTTGGCGATGTCGGGACACGGTATTCCGCTTCCGGCACTGCCAAGAAACAATGGATGTCCAGTGAAGTCTTCATAGATGCGCCCGGGGGGTTGACCCCCGATTACAAATATGATGTTCACTGCGTTGCGGTGCATAACCTGCGCGTTACCTTTTGCGCAGGTTGGAAACTTCCTTTCGTGTCGAACGTCCCCTTCGGGGCGATGGCCGACCAGTTAGGATTGGATCCAACACTCTACAACGTGGTTGACACGGCTATTGAGCTAACCCCTTATAGCTGGGTTATGGACTATTTTACGAATGCTTCTCAGTTCTTGAGTGGAATGGTCGATTTTCAGACACAAAACTCAATCTACTGTACGAAGAGCGTAAAATATGATAGGACCTTGAATTGGTTTTATGACAATCCTCGCGGGATTGACTCTTACGGAAGGGTCTTCTCGGAGTGGAATACATACGGTTTTTCAAAGTATGTTAATTTCTCTCGTACTATCTACCCAACGGTGCCTAATCCGTCATTTAGGATCAAGACTGGCGATGAGATCGCGCAATATGGCGTCTCAAAGCTGCTCAATCTAACCTCCGTGTTGATGTCCCGTGTCCATTCTAAGGATGAGTACTGGTCTTCTGCTTCCGACGCTATAAGTCGAGACTTAAAACGTCGTGGAAAAGTGTGACCATGTATTATTCTTTGATGCACGTGCCGTCGATACTCAACTGATAGGACATAACCAATGGCTATTACCTTAGCAAATATCACCGGCGGACCGCAAACTGGGTTTGTTACACCAGTTTTCGTCCCTGTTGTAGATACTCCTCCCAGCATAAATGCAAAACAGTGGGCTATCACTAGCGGCACTGGCACTATGACTGGGGTTGATTATCATTCCGTATCCAAACCTTTCACTTGGACATTCTTTCGTCCATCCGTGTTGAAGGTGTATCCGGTTCCAAACCCAACTACTGGGATTACTCGTAATGTAGGCATGAACGTCTACAAAGAGATCACAAGAAAGGGTATGGTCCCTGGTATTAACCAGCAACCCATGATAGGTAAGCGAACAGTTACAACTGAAGTACCTGCGGGCTGTGACACTTACGAGGCCGCTAATGTGCGGGCTCTGTGCTCAGCTTCGATAGGTGCTTCCTGGCAGTTGTCGGCCTCGATTGGCGACACTATCTGCTCAGGCGTGATGTAACCCATCAACTTTACGGAAAAATCAACATGTCTACAATAGAGAAGGCGATGAGCTCTTTATCTGTAAATATAGCTTCTGATATTTTTGAAGCTCGTCATAATGGCACCTTTTCCATGGGTGCAAATGATGTTGTTAATTTTGCATGCGACCGAATGCTTGTTCGGCACAGGAAACGTTTCGAGGCTTCGAAAGAAGTCCCAGACGCCATCGTGCATCGGACGTGCAGTAAGTTTCTCGATAACAATGAAGCAGCTTTGTTGGCTTCTAAGGAACTCGAGAGTGTGAATTTAATGAATCCCGTTATTGGATATGCACGCGAATTTATTCGAGTAAACCTCGAAAATTTCTACAGGACTAACGTCCCTAGTGCGTTCAATGGCGGCCATCCTCAACAGGTGTTTTCTATGTCCAGGATTTACCAGAAATGGTGTCTAGGACCAGGGACGTCTGCTGGGGTGGAGGGGTGTAATGCGGCTTTAAAACTGCATCAGCCTCTGACGGCAACAAAAAATACAATCGACTTGGTGAGTTTACTCGCTAAAAATACTCCTTATTTATTGCGTTATATGCGCAAAATGAATCTAGGGGTTGAAGTTGTGTCTGGAAGCAAAGGATCCATTGTCCCAAAAGACGAGGATATCGGTAGATTTATCGGCAGCGAACCTCTCGGTAACATGCTCCTCCAGTTAGGTACTGGGGAAGAATTAGCTGAGGTTCTGCGGTTCGTAGGTATAGACATTACTAAACAGCAAGACGTCAACAAACGCCTTGCTTGGAAGTCGTCTATTTCGGGGTTGCTTGCAACTCTCGACCTCAGTTCCGCATCGGACTTAATCACTCCGCGCTTAATCTACATGCTTTGGCCCGAAATTTGGTACGACTGGTTCATGGCTATTCGTAGCCCAAGAATCCACGTACCTACGCTTGACAAATACGTAGCTATGCATATGATGTCACCAATGGGGAATGGTTTTACCTTTCCTATGATGACGTTCACTGTGCTTGCTATATGTCATGCGGCGATGGCTGTAAATGATTCTTCAGTTCATCGTTTTCGTAAGCCAAAAGACCTTGCTGTATTCGGCGACGATATTATTGTGCCTAGTAAGCACTATAAAGTTGTTGTTGAGGCCCTCACGTTATGTGGATTAGTGGTAAATACAAAGAAGTCTTATAGCACAGGTAACTTCAGAGAGAGTTGTGGTGGCGATTTTTATAAGGGTTACAATGTAACACCTGTATATCCTCGCTCCATAGCTACTCCTCAAGACACGTATGTAGTGATCAATCAGATTTTGGATTGGTCGCTATATCACGACGTCTGGATGGGTAGTACTCTCACTTTCCTTTTTCAACATCTAAGGAATACACTGAAGTGCCCTGATATCTTTCTCGTCCCCGAGTACGAGGACCCCTCTTCGGGTGTTCTTTGTACAGGGATACGCCGTACTTATACCAGACTAAGGTACGAACCAGTCTACGAACTGTGGACTGATTCGCCTCCTGAAAACTGTCCAGACTCGCCTGATGTGGGTGTCGTTTTAATGACACTCATGATGGGAAATCGGGTGAGAGTTTTCTCGAAAGGTAAGTACGATGTATGGGCGTGCGCGTTGTTTGGTAGCGATTCGTTAGCAGTAATGTATACGGACCGCAACCGAGGCCTTTGGAAGGTCGACAGACGCGTCCCACAATTGGGGATTGGCCGTTCCTGGCGTTATAGCCAGGACGTATCGAAAGAGCGTGC